TTTTCTACTTGCTCTTCTAACTTGCTCTGGAGTGTTATCTCTCATTGGAGATTTTCCATTTAAATTGAAATATTTTAGCATCTGTTTTGCCTGATCTCTAGACTTAGTTGCATTTTCATACTCTGTATTTCTCATATAAAGAGCAATAGCCCAAGCGAAAATTAAATCATCGTTGAAACCTTTTTCGTGCTGTTCTTTATCTTTAACTTTGACGAAAGTATCGAACTCAGATAGTAATCTTTTTGAGTTTATAATAACCTGTTTTTCCCTCATAATTTGGATGAGGTTTGCCATCATAAGAGGTCTTGTTTTTGAGGTCGTCTGGAAACCCGGAACCAACGCTCCGTCCTTATACATCGTTGCCTCTTTATAAGAAGAAGCTTTAACATAAAAGTCCTTATAGTTTTTGCAAAAGAATTGATTTGTATACTTAAGTTGATTCTTTAATCTAAATGTTGTAGCAGAACCCATCGAGTTAACCTCAATAGCTACAAATGCGTTGTTATAAATTTTGGCAACTTTGTATACAATATCAGCTAATTGATCAGGGTCTACTTTAACTTGAAGCTCTCCAACTTGAGTCATAGTTTCTACATTGATTAGTTCAAGCGTAGAATAATCTCGACCATCTCCCCTAGATACATCTCCTCCGATAATGTAATTATTACCTTCAACTGGTAATTCCCAAATATAAAAAGGAGTTCTGTCGTGAGTGAAATTTTCAGTTTCTACCTTCCAATCAAAATAACACAAAGGCTCAATCCCTTCGTGCATAATTCTGTCTTTGTATTTTCTTAATATTTTTGCATCAATTACTAAATGCTTAGATCCTTCAAAAGATAAATCAAGTTCCTGAGCAATAGCAATGGGGTCATTATTTAAACGAGTACACTGATCATCATACCAAGGACTCCAAGGATACCTCTCTCCATCGTCATCAATTTTCCACTCAAGATCTTCTGATGCCATTGGGTTTTGAGTCCAATGTATCTCTACTGGGTTAAAATCATTTTTCCCTGCCTCTGCTTTTGTCCATATATCATGATACAAATTACCTGTACCGTATGGAGTAGAAATTAGTATCGCATCTCCTCTTGTCATCGAAAGAGCTGTTGATGCTGCTTTCCAAATATCTGAAGCATCCTTAATAAATGCAACCTCATCCAAAACCAATAAAGTTAAGGCTTCACCACGCCCTGCTTGAGGAGATGCTGCTTTTGCTTCGATTTGACAATTATTATGAAACTGAAGCATTTTTTTGTTTTCAGTTTTATAAATAGAAGTTCCAATTTTTGGCGGCTTTAAGAAGTCTGGTAGATAATCGATAAACTGTTTACAAGTCTCCAAAAAACGAATAGCGCCTGCACCATCATTTGCAATAACAAGAACTCTTTCATCTTTTCCAAACATTAATCTCCATGCACAATAACCAGCAGTTATTACCGACAATCCAGTGTTATGTGTTAATAATCCATCAATAAAAAAGTTTTCATTTTTTTCAACTGAAATATCATAACACATAATTTTGCCAGCATCTTTAACACTTTTTATAACGGAATCATATTTTACATCGTGCTTATAAGAGTTTACAATTCTATTATGATTTTCATTTGTTTTATCATATATCCCTATTTCTTCAACAAAAATCTTACATGCTTTAGAGTGAGTTACTCTTAACTTCCAGAATCTATTTTGTTGCATCTTCATTCCGACAACTTCATAAATATTACAAGCAATATTATAACGCAGTAAAAGCTCTTTCACTTGATACAGATATTCTCTACATGGAGACCCAATTCCAAACTCCAATCTTTCAGAGTTCCCAACCTTATGAATACTAACCCACCCATCTCCAGCAAACATCCTATTCAAAAGAAGAGATGTTGATTTTTTGTTCCAACTAAAAACCTCCTTTGGTAAAACTTTATATTCTGATCTACAATCAACCCCCATTTCTTCACAAATAACTTTAAAAGAATTTTTTGTTTTAGAACCATGAGATTGATGAGGAAAAACATCATACCCGTTACCTTTTTGTGTTTTTCTAATCTGAAGTTCAGGGGTTAAATCAGTAACACATTCACAAAATTCTTCAATATATTTAATATTATTATTGGTAAATTTTGGCTGACTTATAGCACTACCGTCAGTAATCATATAACCTAAAGCAATAACATAAGAATTTCTTGGAGATACATTTCCAAAAACAGGGTTTTTAAATAAAACTTTGTCTCCTTTTTTTAACTCTTTGGCCTTCACCCACCCTTTGTCTTCAATAAATAAAGGATGGTTTTTACCTACAGTTAGGTTTCTTGTGTCCCTTAATTTAAGAGTAACACATTCCCTAATACCACTTTCCCAAGAATCACAAACTTTATCTTTTTCTAATTTTTTAGAACTAAGATCATAAGACCAAACTGAATCCCCAATATTAAAGTCTTCTATTGACTTGATTCCTTCAGGAGTGTTAACATAAGTCCCCTCAGGTAAACACTGGCGAGACTTAAGAGTTATGTTGAAACGGAAATCAATAAAGTCATCTAAGATGTCTTCCTGATACTCAAAACAAGTCATATCAGTTATCAGCTGCTTCTCAGCATTAAATACCTTCCCGTATGTGTTTAGAAAATAAACAGGGTCAGAAGCACATTTTAAATACTCTGACCTTTGTTTAAATTTTGGAACTTTTTTTATAATCGACATACTTATTATTTGCTATAAATAGTCAGTTTCGATGTTTTACCGCATTTTTAAGCTAAACCGTAGTAGTCAAACAACGGAAGAACATCAGACATATCAACAGTTATTGTTTTGTTGAACATCTTTAAATCTCCATCTTGCTCTTTATATTGACAGTAGAATTTAACATCTACATCTTTTGGGTTCATTATAATAAATGAATCCCTATCATTAAAATCTGTATTAACAGTAAATGTGCTTCTAGAACCAATATACTCTCCAGCAGCTTTACCTGAACTAGCTGTTCCGATAGCTCCTTCAGAAGGATTAACCCACCACATTCTTTTTAAAGGAGTTGTTTCTACACCGTCAATCATGAATTTCCCAGTAATTCTAATTTTACCATCCTCTTCTTCAGTTTTAACCTCTAGAGTTATTAACCCAGTAGCAACATCAGGAACGTCTTTTTTAATTCCATAAATAGTTGTTGCCATTACTAAAGCAACTTCTTCATCAGAAGGGCTTTCCCAACCAGTAACTGAAACAGCTTTTTCATAACTAGGATTCCCTCTCATCTTATCCATATTCTCAAGATAAGTTTCATAAAGAAAACTCCAAAACTTAACTACAGAGTAAGAATCTCCTTTTTTAGTTACAGTAACAGTGCTTGTATGCATCTTTTTTCTGAAAAGTTTTGTTCTAGTAAAAGTGATAGAATTTTCTTCTAAATTTTCTTCCACTACACAAGGTCTTCCTATGGCTCCAACAACTGAAGAGTTTAGGTTTTCTTGACTAGAATAAACACCAACTCCCTCCCTTGATTTATAAGTCCATATTTCTCTTGAATGATTTTCCCAGTGTTGGAATTCTTCATCAAAATATTCATTTAAATGCGCAGTAACGCTTTCTTTGCTTGTAAGTTTCATATTTATTATTATAAAATTTTATTAATATCAATGTGGAATCTAGCGACAGTTTGTTTTACTCCATGATATAAAGTTAAAGACAAATACTCTCTATTTGAGTCAAGCCTATCTTCTTCAGTAAACACATAATCAGCGGAGAATGTGTTTAAATCTGTACTCCCTTTAAAATCAGTAGTCATTGGCACATCTGTTCTTTCTGTAATCTTACAAAAATCTAATCTTCCACTACCTCTGTTTGAATCTATATTGTTTCCACAAGCAATATAATCTCCATGCCTGTACTTACCACCTCTAACTCCTCTCATAAACCACATACAACCTATGCCTTGTATATCGACATTGTTATCAACATCTTTGTAAGAAACTTCGTTTAAAATAGAGATGTTTTCAACTGTTGAAACTCCGTTTTGTTCTGTTATTCTAACTCCGGGATTGGCGTGATATAAATCAACTTCATAATCTCCTTCAACTAAAATAGAAATCATTGTCGCATCCTCAGGATTAGCTCTGTTATATAATCTCCAAGCAGAACCTTCATCAGTCCTCTCCATATAAGCTGTAGGGTATTTCCCTCCTCTTAATAATTGAAAAGAATCTTGATCTATAGGAAGTACCGTCATCTTGTCAAAATATTCTGTAGCTGGTTGTTTGTTTTTGTGCATAATCCACTTGCCACTTCTAGAAGATTTTAAAGCTCTAGAAACAACTAAAAGTTTTTTTGCATTAAAAAAATCAACAACCTCTTTATTTAAATCATAAGCATAAATATCCATTTTGTTTTTGTTTTTGTTTTTGTTCTTTTCTAAAATTAAATAGTTTTATTTTTAGTCAGTACGGTTTTGTTTTTTAAGGTTATTACCCTTGGTAAGTCTGTAATTATGGAAACCTCCATTTTTTGCATATTCATAACCTAAATCCCACCATTCGTCCATCTTTTTTTTATCAAATGATAACACGTTATTTGTCAACACTTCTGGAGTGAAACAAATACTTATATTGATATCTCTATTATGAGACTGAAGCTTACCCATTTCTATGTTATTCGCCATGTTTTTGTTCAAAAGCATTCTTAAAATAGAAATCATAAAATGAATAGGGTTTTTTATTTTTAAAGAACCCTTAGGAGTTGTGTTTTCTGCATCCAAAACAATAACATCTATCTCAGTAGCCCTAGCGTCAATGGCTGCTTGGATTGGTACATTTTGAAACAAACCACCGTCAGCATATTGAAACCCATTTCTGTTTATAAGACTCATATAAAGAGGGACATTTGCAGAAGCCCAAAGCCAATCGCAAAATTCTTCATAAGGATAATCATTAGATGATTTATATTCAGTTGTCTCCAAAGTTATATTCGTCACAGCAGCTATAACCTCTACCTCTGATTTTCTTAGTTTATTGAAATGTTTTTCTTTAAAATACTTTCCAATAAAAACTCTTAAGTTTTTTGATTCCCCAAAGGTTTTTCTAAAAGTTAGAAAACGAAAAAGTATTCTGAAATAATTATGTTTTCCTGCTTTTTTTCCTCTAGTGAAAAAAGGATTAACAGAAAAAATGTCTTTTGAAGTTACATTAGTATACCCTTGACGTAAAACCTCAATCTCTCTCACAGAACTTAAAGGCGCAAGCAAACTTCCTGTTGATGTTCCTACGTACAAATCATATTGCTTTTTTTTATCTTGCAATAGATGTTGAATAACACCTCCCGCAAAAGCCCCTGTTGATCCTCCTCCTGAAATTACTAGTGCTTTTTTTTTCATGTTTTTATATTCCTACGTATATTGTTGTTTGATCATTCGGAATAACTCTAAGTATTTCGGTTACAAATATTACATCTGTAAAATCATTTTTTATATACAATTGATAATTTCCAAATTCTATTGGAATAAAAGATGCTAAATAAACTCCTGACGGGCTATCAATTAAAGAAATTGTGGCTGAGACTCCATCGTAAACCTCTCCGTCTTTTATTAAAATATCATTAAAAGTAGTAGAAGCTGTTACGGGAGAGTTTGTTAGCCCCGAAACAGAAACAAAATTTATATGTATGGTGTCTCCAGTGTAGTATCTCATGTGTTTTTATTTTCCTTTTCCTTTTGGTTTGATTCTCTTGTTCTCTATTACCTCTAAATCATTAAAAAAAACGGCAAGTGAGGCATCAATTACTTCAGCTGATAAAATTTCATCCCCAGTAACAGATAATGTTATTGTTTTTGATATATTATCATTGATAAACAAATGAACATCAGCAGTCATTTCTTCAACTATATAAACAACTGTAAGAACCCTGAATTCTGGGTTATCAAACTCTTGCCCACCAATAACAGCTCTAGTGTTTTTTAATTTGTATTTATAATCTTTTAATGCCATTTTTTTTAATTAAAGTGATTTCTAACGTACACAGCTTTACGTCCTCCAACCGTTTTAGCCTGCTTGTAAAAATGTTTCCCTATAAATGTTGTGATATAACTATTTGTGTCAGAACCATCAGTTGTTGATAGTACCAAGTATGTTGACACCAACGAACTAAAATATGTGGGATGATATCCTGAGCCAACTAGGTTTGTGATTGACTGACATTCATTCCAAGTAGCAACCCGCCAGTCGGAATAACCGCCAACATTTGAATCAGTGGCAGCTGATAACTGAGCGCCCCAGTATCCGCCTCCATAATCGTTCGAGTAAAGTTCATCAGACCACCAACCAAGACCTGTTAAATTGTCAACTACATAATTATCAGGAAGACTTTGTGTTCCATCAGCGGCAGTGAATCTGTAATTGTTTCCGAAAGCGTTTGTTGTGGTTAGGGCTGTAAATGGATCATCAGCTGTAAAATCTAATTGAACCATTGTTGTCCCAGTTGGAGTGTAGTCATAAGAACCATTCCTCATATGCCACCCCTCATCATATGATGCAGAAGTATTATCAATTACTCCAGCATCATTATAACTGTCTTTCTGTGAATTGACGGGTCTCTGATAAATAATACCAGCTTCTGATTCAGTTGCTCCTGTAAAATTCGTATAAACAGTTCCAGAATAATTTACAGAAGAAGCTGTTTGTCCATCTTGATTTATAATATTAAAGTCTGGAATCAAATATTCAGCTGAGGCTACTGGCGAAAGAGATAAAGCTTGAATTAAATTTCCGTCAGAATCTTTTACTGAGAAATTAGAATTAGCAACCACATAACTCTCTGCTCCTTCTGCTGGAACATTAACGCTAGCAATTACAACTCCGTTAGTGTTTTCTACAGAAACAACAGAATCAGCAACTTCATATAAAAAATTACCTCCAGAAGAAATAGTTACACCTGTTAATACACCACCCTTTTTAGGTACTGAGTTTCTAATTTCTATATCTACGTCTGCACAGGCGTAAGTTGTATATACAGAACCAGAATAAGGAACTGTGTCTTCTAGACCTCCATTTACATACACAGCTACATCTCCAACCACATAATCTTCTGTTCCTTCTGCTAAAACAGAAACATCAGAAATCAAAGTCCCCTCAGAATCTTTTACCGAAACAACCGAATCTTCAACCATATAATCTTCTGTCCCTTTTGCTAAAACCGAAACAACAGAAAGCAACGTCCCAGTAGAATCTTTTACAGAAACAAACGAGTCAGCAACCACATAATCTTCTGCTCCTTCTGCTAAAACAGAAACAGTAGTCATTGCCACCCCAGCGGAGTTTTTTACCGAAACAACCGAATCTCCAATAACAAGAGCAACAGTCTCACTAGAAGGGTATGTAATACTACCTATAATACTTCCATCGGAATCTTCTGCATTAGTGGTAGAATCTGGAAATTGAAATATCCCATTTTGAGTATATCCTGTAGTAAAAGAGCCATCTGAGTTTTCAACGGAAACGTCAATAGCCACACTATAAACTCCTGATGGCGCTAATTGAACCAAAGTTGAGCCTAGTGAATCCAAAACTAAAGCTGGAGGCAAAACTCTATCTTGACCTTGTTCAATTCCGCTAAATACTGTACCTCCTGAATAATCAAATATTGTTACCGCAGACAAAGAAAAACTTGAACCCGCATCAACTGTAGATACAGTTCCACCCGAAGACCATAAAATAGTAGCTACCCCTCCATCATCTGATGGGGGAACAATATAATATCCGCCTGTAGTGTTGATTAACATAAATATTTCTTTCCTATAAATAGAAAAAAGAAAAGTCTTTATAAATAAAGTTCTTAAAATTTTTTTAATGGTATTTATTAGTAATTAACGCTTAAACTAAACAAAATAAAGAAATGGCTGAAATGTATAGATCGGTTCCTGTAGACAACGAACCAAAAATGAAGAACAACTTTGAACTTCTTTTCCCAACTGAACTAGGAATTGAGTCTTTTTTAGTTCAAACAGTGGCAAAGCCTTCAATAAACATAAATGAAGTTGAGATTCCATATATGAATAGTTCTACTTGGGTTTCTGGTCGTGCAGTTTGGCAGCCAATGGAAATTACTTTCATTGACACTGTTGGACCTTCTACTACACAGAAAGTTATGGAATGGGTTAGGCTTCACTTTGAATCAACAACTGGACGTAAAGGTTATGCTGTAGGTTACAAAAAGAACTTAGTATTAAACGGTCTTGACCCAACAGGTGTTGCTATTGAAAAATGGACATTAATTGGATGTCAAATAACTGTTGCTGGATTTGATAGCTTTGATTACAATGATGACGCACTTACTATGATAAGCTTAACTATCCGACCAGATAGATGTTTATTAGAAAGTTAAAAAAAACTTTTTCTTAATGGCTGAAACTAAAATTTATAAAAGGTTTTATTCTATTATCGCTACGGGAGTAGATGAGGTACAAACTTTAATTAATCCTTTTTTAGTTACTGCAAGTACATTTAACGTGACTCAAGGGCAATCTCTAGTGGAAAATGATGTTCCTTTAGTAAAAGAATCAATAGGTCTTTATTACGCTTTATTAGACGGAACACTGTATAATTCAGATGATAAGTATGATGTTGTGTTTTCAGTAAACTACCTAGAATCAACACCAAGTAAAGACTTAAAAAGCACTTTTAAATTAACTCCTGTATTGACTCCAAAAGGATCATTATCATTTGATATTGAACAACCGATGGTTATTCAGGTGCAAGTAAATAACTCAACATTCCAATTTTAAAAACATGGCTTTAGGAAATGAATTTTTAATTAAACAAAATGATACACTCCCAGTACTTCAAGTGTGTTTGTTTGCGAAGGGAAATTTAGGCCAAAGAGAAGCTATGAATTTAACTGGAGCTACAGCCGTTACTTTTTCAATGATAGATAAGTGTGGAGAATATACGATTTTAAAAGAAACTGCTCAAATCACAAATTTAAGCGAAGGAGTAATTCAGTATTCTTGGAATCAAAACGATACTGTTGAAGCAGGTAAGTATCAAGGAGAATTTGAAATCACTTATACTGGTGGAGGGAAGCTTTCAATACCTCAGGTCGGTGGAATTACAATCAGAATCACCGAAGAGATTAGTCCTTATTAAAAAAAAGCAAAGACACCTAACAACTTTCTCACTCTCAACACTCCTTAGAGCTTGGGGTATTAATGGAAGTGCATTGCAGGGTTATTGGTTTGTGTCTATTTAATTAAATCCTCCCTAACCCTTTTTGGATTCACTACTTTTTGGTTGCTCTGGTATCTCTGTCCAATATTCTATCTGATCCAAATCTCTAAAATGATCATCTCCTTCATCATCATCCCAACATTGATGATAATCATTGTAAAAACCAATAACAACCCTACCTCTATCAATTATTAAATAAGCCCCTTCTTTGTTAGGGTGACCAATATTCCACCCATTTAAATTAGTCTGTTTTTTGTTTTCTTCCATTTTTTAAAATACTAAAGGATATTCTGATCCATTGTAATACACAAAAGCAAATGATTTCATTTCCTCAAAATTTGACATATTAGAAAGATTAAGAGGAATCTTTTCTTTTAAGAGTTCTGCTTCAGATATTTTAAAACTAGAAACTAAATAATGATCGTCCCATTTTGATTGTAGTATCAAAACAATCCCAAACCTCCCTTCATCATCAATCTGCATTTCCCAATTACCACTTTCTGAAATCGGGTCAACTAATTGTTCAAACTCTTCTTCATTTAATCCAAGAAATTTAATCAACAATTCTTTATCTTGATACTTTTCTTTAAATGGAATTGATAAACCAGCCATAGAACAATCTGTACTCATATTTTTATATATTTAAACACAAAAGTATAAAATATAAGGCACAAAAAAGGAGATAATTTAAGTAATCTCCTTTTTTTTATGTTATGTTATTGATTATCAGATTTAAAAATCATCAAACGAGGCTCCTGTTGGTAAAAGTTGGAAACTTAAATCTACAAACTCAGCCGCTCTAGTTGGTTTTATTTGTATTTTCCCAATCAATTCTAATCTATCCATTGTCTCTGCGGTATTGTTAGAATCATCCATGATAACTCTGAAATCATAGATACCTCTTTGATTTTGAATTTGTAGTAAAATAGGCTCTACTTTAGCTTTAAATTGATCTTTTAGAGTCTCATCATTCGGATCAAATACTAGTGAGAAGGAAGCAGCAGATACAAGTCTCTGAAGTCTTAAAACAAGCCTTCTAACGGATATTCTATCAAGTGCTGAGTTGACAACTTGCATTGTCTTCTGACCCCAAATAAGTGTTCCTTGCTGAGTAAAGTAAGCAATTGGATTAATTCTAGCATTGTAAAGTGTGTCTAAGTTATCTCTAGATAAAATAATTTCTGGCTTCTTAACATTGTTTGGAAGCGCTCCTCTTAATGCTCCTGCTGGTGCATACCAAGGATTGTATTTGTTATCTGTAAATGCCATCGCTCTAACAACTCCAAATGTTGGAGATAAGAAAACAATTCTTCCGTTAGCTGATGCGTCTTGAGTTTTAAGCCAAGGCCAGTAAGTGGTAGCATAAGACGAGTCAAACCCAGTAGCCTCAAACGCTGAAACAACTTCTAAAACAGCACTGTTGTTATTTGTGTTTTCATCACTTATTCTTGGAGAATCCATGATGTACAAAGCATCAGCTCTATCTTCAACCATCTCTAAAGCATATCTACAAAGAGATAAGTTATTAGAATAGTCAATGTCTGGTGTAGCTAGTAAATTAATGTCTACCTTAGTGTCAGATTCAAAAATATCTAAAGCATCTTTAAATGACTGAACATCTGAAGTGTAAACATCAGTAAATCTTTCATAAGGATTAGAATAAGTGTTTTTCTTATCCCACCCGTCAAAACCGCCAGAAGGAACAACGGTGAATTTAAGTTTGTTTTTATCAATATATAAACCACTTGAATCTTTATAATCTTCCATAGAAGCTTTATCTCCAGAATCAAACAATGTAGACGATGCTACATTTTCCATATGGAAACCTTTCAATGTGTTTTTGTCAGTTTCAACACTACCTGCATAAGCAAATAAATCATGCTCTATATTCTGAGCAGCTGTCTTAACTGAAACTTGAGTTTTAGTTATTGAAGTATATCCAAGTTCTGAAACTCCAAGATAAGTTCTTGAAACACTATCGTCATCAGTATATCTAGTTTTGTAATAAATATCAGGAGAGTTAGATACATCTCTAACTTCATAACCTCTAAATCCAGCTGGAACAGTATCGGTAGGAACTGATTCTGCCATTTCAATAGAAATATATTTAGAAACCTGATCGTAATTTTTATCTGTTGTTCCAATCACTCTTCCAATATAGTTAGAAGAAGATTCACTTAATTCAAGGTTTGAAAATCTTTCATATCCTGCTTGACCTAAACCAACAGCATCTCCGTACTCATATCTCCTTACTATTAAATCAAATCTGTTATTTCTAACGTCAATGTTAGCAAAAGATATTTTCACCTCTCTATTTGATGCGTTTCCATCAGATACAGTGTTAATTTTAAATAAATTACGAACTGTTCCTCCAATAACTCTTGAAACAATCCAAGGAGTTTTTGCATTTGTGTACTGACCAGTATAAGACGTATAAGCATCACTGTCGTCATAAACAATAGAAGCTGAAACTCCTGTAATATCTCCTCTTTCAGCAGCCTCTCTAGTAAAGTGAGGGTAAATAGATTCAACATAAAAATGTTCTAGTCCAGAAATAACTTTAGGAGATTTACCAAAAGCTGTTGCTACATAAGATGATTTAGTTTCATCCAATGAAACTGTATAACTACTGCCTGCTAAAGGCCCTGTGCTTGCTGTTAATTTAAAATCAGAAAGTGGGTTTCCTGTAGCAGAAACCGATGCATCAATTTCAATGTCCGTAGATTGATCAAAGTAATAATCGCCAGTTATTTGGTTTTTCTTACTTCTTAAAACTGCCAGTGTTGCTCCTGACTTAGAACCTCTTGATTCTAAATTAGTAACAGCTAAAGTCATTGTTTCTCCATCAGCTCCATCATATGTTGTCTCTGTTGTAATTGAAGTATCAATACCTAAATCAGTATAGTCTGAAGACAAGTTCATTGCAGAAACAATATTTGCTGTTGTGATAGACCCACTAAAGCTTATTGTTATAGCAGGCGAAGTAGCTGTAACAACAACAGCTTCATCCGCTAGTGTGTCATCTTCTTCAAATGTATATGTGAATGTAATAGGAGATACAACGCCTGTATCAGTGAATGTCAGTCCAGATGTAGTAGAACTTCCTCCATAAGTTACTGAAGAATCAGCCACAATTAGCCAAGCACCTGAATTAGTAAATCCAGTTTTCCCAAGCACCCTAGATATTGTGAGTTCGTTTGATTGACTAAGGAATGCATCAGCAACATATGTTGCTGGATATCCATAGTTAGTAGCACCAAATCTCTCGTGCCTTTCTTCGGAAGTAGGAACAGCAATCGCTTCGAAAGCTGGACCTTTTGGGAATCTACCTACAATACCAAGTCTTGTTATACCTACTCTTGATGCGAAAGCGGTGAAGTCTTGAACTTTTGTGTATATACCCGGTGAAACAAATACTGAAGCCATGTTGTGTTTTTTTCTTTTTAAAAATTCTTAAGAAACTTAACCCCTTATAGGGTCTTAGTTTTAAGTAAATAGTGTAATTTTTTTAGTAACTCTCAATTCTAATTGGTTTTTTTTAACCATAACTTAATGTGCTGCTTAAAATATTGATAAACATCAAAAAAAGTCTATTAATAAATAGAAAATAATTATCTAAACCTACTGACAACTTTCATGTTAAATTTAATTTTTTTAACAGATTTTACTTTTTCATATTCTTCTGGATCGACAATTTTACCATGAACTCTAATCGAAGAGTTAACTCTAAACAATCTTTCATTCATTAAATCTGAATTTTGGTTTTCCTCAGAAGGGTCTCCATCTAAAATTGATCTAATTTGATAACTGTTAATTGTCATATATCCTTGACCATGAGAATAAAATTTATGAAGCTTATGGTAAAAAGCATTTACATCTTCCATATATGAAGAAACAAATTTTAAGTCATACAGTAGATCTATTTTTACAGGTTGTGGTATTTTATAATAATCAAACCCTTTAGTTGTTCCATCAAATGAAGGAACTTTCAAATATGAAAAAGTTTTCCTCAAAGGCATATTTCTTTTTATTGGATCAGTCCCTTTAGCTATACTCTTTCTTACAAGAACTAAATATGGAGGAGATATTTCCTGACCATCTTCATTTCTCATAAATTTCCAATTAAGCTTTCTCTCTGCCCATAATTCTTGTGTAAGCATAATTACTGGAACTTTTTTTCTACTTCCAGTAGAACCGTCATACAGAGAAAGATTCCAACTCTCAATAAAATCTTTCAACCCAAAATCTAAATCTTCGGGGAATAAAGGTTGAGGAAGAAAATTGTAATTTTCATTCCTATCATCGTGGCTTTTTCCTTGATTATCTAGAGTTGACATTGCTTTGTTTTAAATTAAATAATTATATTTTTTTTTCTTTTTGTAAAAAAGGTTATATTTGCAGCGTTCTTACTGCTATAATGTGTTCATTGCGGGGGCTTGGTCACAAGGTAAGAGCTATACTGGCAAAGGAGGTAATACTTTCTAAATCAACTAAAAAACTCTCTCTTTCAATACTTCCACGATAGGCGTGGGGGGAAAGGGGGGCTTGGTTTTGCTTAACTTCGTTAAGCTATACCTGATTTAGGAAGTATAGTTGACCTAAATTATAATACTATATGTAACTAGTAATACTAAGGATTTACTTAGCTCTAAAGATGTGTTCTCCTACTTCTTCCGCTTTAATCGTTGTCATAAACCTTCTGTCTCCAGCAAATGAACTCTCATTGTTTATTAAATGAGACCCGTTGTCTTTTATTTCATAAAATTGACCTTTGTAACCTATAAAATCTCCTTCTTTTATATGATAAACTAGTCTTTGACCTTCATTAAACTCTACTAACCCTAATTCTTCTAAATGCTCAATATAACAATGAGCCTCAAAAGTTCCAAATCCCTTTTTTAATAAACCTCCAGACTCATGATACTGATTATCTACAGTTTGAACATTTATTCTTCCATTTATTATAACTTCTTTCTCAGTTCTCTTCTCTTTAGATTCACCGTATCTATTTGACTGCGTTTTATTTAAGTCAATTTTATAAAAAATGAAGTCTTCTTGAAGAATTGTTTCACTTATTTCTCTTCCCGTTTTATTAAAATAATCTTCTTCTTTATCTGTAAAGAATTGATTAATACCTTTAGAATTTGCTCCAATTATATTAATCATATCTGGCTGCTTCCCTGTATGATCTAATCTATTTGCCATTTATTTTCCATTTATATAAAATTAAAAAACCCACATACTCATTGGTCCAAATCCAAGAGATTTATTAACAGCCTCTTGCACAGCTGCTCTGTCTTCCATTATTGATTTATATGAAAGTTTATCTAAATCATCGTCTAGAATCTTAAACAGTCTATCTTTTATTTTTTCTGAGTAACTCATCAATTGCTCAGAATTCAAATTGACAGATGCATCAGGCACTACTAATTCACCGAATTTACCTCTAATAAATGATAAATTTTCAGCAGCTTCTGCTAAAGCCCATTTTCTAACCCACTGCTTTGCTGTTGAGTTTAACTGTTCCCAATTTATAACATCTAACTGAGCATCAGCAGGAGTAGCTACCACTCCGTTACCCTGTTGTTCTGTAGTATAAGTTGTTCCATCTATTGTATTAGATATTGTTTCGGCAGTCCAAGTAGGATTTGCTGAATTTCCAGATAAGGCAGAATTACCTGCCACTCCTACTCTGTCATAATAACGATAAAACATAGTACCGGGCGTTCCTGCTCCTCCTCCAATACCAACATTATTGTTTCCTCCATATTTACCAATCATTGGAGTTGGGTAAAGCCTAACTACTTTTGTACCCTCAGAACCACCATGAATCGAATAGGAGTATTCTGAGCCACGAACTCTGTTTCTTAACTCAGCAGCTTGTGCAGTCATAATGGTGTCAAATACGGGCATTACATGATAAAGTGTGTGACCAGCAAAAGAAGCCCCAAATTCTGAAAACGCAATATTTTGATTTGCAAAAGGATCAAGTCCAAATAAGTTAATAAAAGAAGGAGTAAACCAAAGCACATCTGCTATCTCTCTTCCTTTAGGTACTGTATAAGTTTGAACTCCTCCAGTTAAACTTATAGAATCTGTTTTATATTCTTTTTGTGAGTTTGTTCCAAATCCTGATTGTTCTGCAATAGAAGTAGCAAAAGACCTTTCGAAATAAAGAGAATTAGATATGTATTTTAGCGTAAAGTCCACTTCTGATGGAAGTCCTAGCATTTCACCTAAACGGTTCTGTAGAGTCCATCTATTGACCCATGTAGAATACTCTCTTATGCCATCACATAATGAATATTCTAAATCAGCATCAATTAATTCAACCTCTAAAACTGAAGCACCAAATTTCAGACGAATATAATTATATATCTCGACTCTTTCTGACTGAGTAACCCCTGTTGCACATGATCCTATATTCAATGACATATTTGTTTTCTAATTAAATTTTAATATTACTATTATTAACTCTTCCTGAACCACGTCCTCTTTCTTTAAACCCAACATATGTTCCTGAGTTTATAACAAACTTACCTACCTGTACATTTATAGATTGCCCAGCAGTTGCAGTCCAAGTGAACTCCCCTCCTCCTAGTGCTGTTATTGTAGCATTACCATCAGATAAACAGTAAACAACATGTACTGCTGGAGATGTCATTCCATCTCCAAGCTCAGCTGTTGTAAAAGTTCCAGAACTTAACGGTATTGCTTTATAATTTGTTTTATGTGTCATGATATTATTCTCTTTTTAATAAATAGACTTATTTATAATAAATCGAATAAATAGTGCATAATTACACCCGTGAAATATTCCATACTCTTTCCAAGAAAGAAAAATCTTCATACATAGATAGACTAATCGAAAGAGGGGTTGATTTATCTAAAGAAGAGATTTCTAAAGCTTCTAAAAAACAAATAGAACTTTATGTAATTAAAAAACTTTCTACTCGAAGAAACTTTGAAGAATTTGAAATTAAATATTTAAATTTTGATCAAGTTGTTAGGTTTATGCAAAGAAATAATAGTATGATTGATTTTTTACTATTAAAATACTTAACACCAAAACAAAGACTATCCATAATCCATCAAATTTCTGGATCTAAATTCCACTTAAACTTAGATGAATTCTTTAAACTCAAAGGATCAGAAAGAAAATTTTACGCTAACTCTAGGCTTGAAAATGATTTTATTTTAAGAACTTTTGAAGTTAAATATTTATCATTAGAAAACCAGATGAAATACGTAGCAGTAACTGTCAGAGGAGGCTCAAGTCTTTCTCAAGAAATGGTAGATGTTTTAAGATCTCCTGTAAAAAAAGAATACAAAAAATTAGTCTCTGATAATTTACATGAATCAAATATTAGGAGAATGATAAATAAAAGAATCAGAAAAACGTTTTAAAATATTTTATAAAATTATAAAATATTCTTATATTCTAAAATGGATGTTATTTTTTTAGATATAGACGGAGTTTTAAATAACTGTATGTCATCAGGCGTATTTCATGAGTCATCTACTATTCGTAGTTGTGTTATGGAACTTAATAGAATCATTTTTTCTTCTGGAGCTGGAATTGTTCTTATTTCTACTTGGAAAGATAGTTATGATTTTCAAATAATAAGAAATCTTCTTTATGAAAGAAGAGTTTGTGATGGTAGTATATTAGATTTCACTGAAATTGGTGTGAATAAAGAGGATGGAATAATTAAATTCTTAAACAATGCTCGATTTAAAGTGGATAAATTTATAATAATTGATGATAATTTAGATTTAAAAAACAATTATTTAAGAATAAACTACATAAAAACAGAATCAATTATAGGATTAACTCAAAAAGAAGCTGATTTTGCTATTGAAAAATTTGATACAATGGAGGTAGGTATAGATAAGGTTAAATGGGACAAATTAATTGAAGACCATTACTTATCTGCATGCAAAAGAAATCCAGAGTACAAAAAAAAACACACTAAAGAAGAGATGATTGAATATTGGTATTCACTCCTAAATAACCCCGCTGTCATTAACGAAGATGTAGAAAACATGATTAAAGGGACAACACACGCAAATAACAACAACACAACTTACCACCCAGTTTAAGTTAAAATCTTAACCTGAATCTATACTTCCCACAATCCCATACACGGTCAAACCCAGCCTCTTGCATAATGTCCCATTCACTTTTTTTATCTGAATATATTTTTGGAAACTTAATTTTAAGAGACTTTTTTCCGTAAGGGTACTTAGAGAGTCTTTTTAATCCAATTTTATCATTGTAATATTGATAATCAGGTCTTGTTGTGTGTTCTAAATAAAATCCGTTTTTATTATAAATATTATCCTCAGAATCAGGAGTCCATCGTATGTCTGCAAAACTTAGTAAACTAGAAAATTCATATTCCCTTTTTATGAAGGAGAGAAATTTTCCCATAACTCCAACACATACAATGTTTGTGCGTATTGCAAACCTTCTTATTTCTGCTTCGAGTTCCTCATGTTTTCCACTCATAACTCTTTTTGTATCTAGCGTCATAACAGAAATAAGACGATTCTCTTGATCATAAGCTCCAAGGTGTATGTTTGATTTATCTTCTGATTGGATGTGATACTTCCTAAGAAATTCGTTTTTATCCATAACATGAATTTCTTTTATTATACATTTTCTTGCGTGAACCCGTTCAATAGACTCTCCCGCTTCCCCTAGTATTCTTAAAAGCTTGGTTTTCACTAACTCTTTTCTACTTTCCCACTCATCTTCAAAAACATGAATTAACTTGTACCCTTTTTGTTTAGCTTTTTTTGTTTTATCTAAATGATATGTGTGAGGTTTTTTTCCAGATATCTCACTATGATAATACAACCCATTATACTCAATGGCTAGTTTTTTGCTAGGAATAACAACATCCAGCTCTGTTCCATCTAAAATAGATTTATTATTGCTCAAAACTTCATCTCCGAAAATAGAAGTGCAAATATCAATTATCTCTTGCTGCGCCTTACTTGTGTAGTTCCCTTCATAATACTTTAAATTAGCTTCATAGTTATCTAGTGTTTTCTGTATAAAACTTTCACTAGATATATCATCAAGACCATGTTTTATTTTGTAGTCTATTAATGTCATGTTGTGTTTAGAAAGGTGTTTGTTGTTTATTTTAGAAACCCTTTTATTGCATTCTTTACAAATAACATAATCTCTACCTTCTTCCGCATATTCTGTCTCGAAACGCCTTCTATAAGCTTCTTTTTCTAAAGGCGTAGCAAAAAGCTCTCTTTGGTTTGGAAATTTCTCTATATATGAAGTAGCAGAGTGTTTATGCTCATCTCTCACATGTTTCGTTAACCATCCTCCAGCATTTAAATAATCAGATGTTTCCCATCCGCACTCCTCACAAGAGACAGTCTCTTTAACATCTTTTTCTACAACTATAAATTCAAAAAAACCGTAATACCAAGGCTCTCCTGTTATTTTTTTATACTTTCTTTTTTTAAAGTTAGATTCATGCACATAATCTGGATATGTTTCATCGATGTGATCTTTTATGCCTCCTCCTTTATTTAAATAATCTTTAAGTCTCTTATTTGTTTTCTTACAAACAGCTACATAGTCTACTCCCTCTATAAAACATAACTTTACTTCAACTTTTTCTTCTTCTTTAACTGTTAAAATAAAATCTCTTTTTGTCCATTTTTGTATTCTCTGAGATTTATGTAATTTTGCTCCTACTGCTCTTTTTGTTTTGTAAATCTCTGGCAATTCTATAAACAAGTTGTAGTCTTTGAGTTTCTTTAAAACCCAGTTTACACTTTGTCCTATTTTTTTTGAAATTTCTCTATTAGTGAGACAGTCTCTTAAGTAAAATTCAGAAAGACTGTTTAATTGATCTTGTGTAATGTTTATTTCCTTTGGCATGAATCAAATATAGAAAAAAAAACAATACGATACAATTAATTTAATTCCTCATAATGGAATAATATAATGAACAAAAAATATAAGGCACAAAAAAAGACTCCCGAAGGAGTCTTTAATTTTATAGGTAACTTACTAATTAGTAAGTATTGATATTATCAATATAGATTACTCCGTAGAACCTGTTGTTAACCATCTTCTTGGCATAACGTGTCATGATACCTTTACGAGGTGTAAAGTCGTTCGGATCATAAATAGTTTGCGTTAATTGAAGAGGAATATACGGTGCGTAGATGTAACCTGCCTCAAGGAATGTTGATCCTTTATGACCGATAAGAACAATCTGAG